CCAATATTCTGCTTGGGATCATTAGAAGCTTCGGCTACATTGCGTGCGTCTTTTATTTCTGTTGAACTCAATTTACGCCTGTTCCTTCTATCGGGTTTTACCCTTTCAGAATGCTTGGCATCTCGATAATATTGAAGAGGTCTGTCCGAATCAGGATTCATTTCACGATTACCCATTGCCTTTTCTTTCTCTTTCAATGGACAATCAGCTTCTTCACCTTCTGCGAGATCAACATCCTCTTCAAGGTATGCTTTTTCTTCTTCAGGACTTTCCTTTTCGGCTTTCTGTAAAAGTTCTACTTCCATATATTCGATATTTCCTTTTGAGTTCAACACTGGCATCATGGCATCTGTCAACTTATCACCTTTTGCTAATTTATTGAATTCGTCTATAGTCGATTCTTTGTTAGCAGGCTTGGGAACTATTGACCATTCCCAAATTTCCATGTCGTCTATATGGTTGAAACAGCCCTGTTCTGCATTGCATACTACGTGCTTGTCCAAACCCCTGCCCCCAAATGAAAATCCAGTATAATGCCCTTCCTTTATAGCATCCCAAATCATATCATCGATTGAATAATCATCAAAGATTTGAGCCTGTAACCAGACAGCATTTTTCCCATCTTTTTCTTTGGGTTCCCAATGGAGAATTTTACCTACATGGCGGTTGGTATGTGTATCGACAAGCACACCGCCCCTGTTCATGTAGGTATCCATTAAGCGCAAAACAACATCGATGGGTACGTAGTCGCCCTGATTATCGACAATCTCTACGGTACCATAGCCACTAACAGTTCTAGTATTTTCATCGACATTGAGCATTTAATAATTATATGAACATTTACAAATCACAGCTATCAGAATTTAACATTGAAAAAAGAAAAGATTTAAATACCGTTCCTTCCTATTGGAAGTCCAAAACGGTTTACTTTTTTACCAGCACGATTATATCCCATGGGTTTATCTTCATACCATTCTTCGGATAATTCGTGACGGGGTTTGACATCCTTGTTATATAGTGGACTGTTCTTAAAAATACGGTTCCAGTCCTTCTTAGGAAGGAAATCTCCCATATTTTTGCAACCCAGAGCCATTTCTGGAAAGTTTTTTATACAATCATTGCAGGTACCAAGCCCACGCTCACCCAGACAACCCTTTTGTCTTTTGAAATAAGTCTTTTTCTGTCCTACCGTATGTTGTTCTGCGCTCATTTTTTCAACCCGTAATATTCAGCTATTGCATCATTAATATATTGTCGGAAAACCCGCTCGCCTGAAGCCACTGCAGGTCTGAAACATGGTTTTGGATATAATCCTCGCTTAAATATGCTTCTACTAATTAAGAAGGCAAGACGTTTAGAAGAAATAAGTCTGCCATTAGCATCGTACGCATAAACACCTTTGGCTTCAATCCATTGCCTGATTTTATCCGGTGGTGGAAAGAAAGGATCATGGGGGTCTGGTTCATGACTGACACCAGCACCCCATTCGTGGTATTTAAGATATGGAGCCGTGCCATCGGAAAAGATTTTATATTTGAAATCATTTATCTTTCTGAATCGGATGGAGTGATATGCTGTACCACTCACTTCCAGTCCGAAATTATGGACGTTCTCTCTCCACTGATCCCTGATAAATCTGGCAATTTCACGAATACCTATCTTTATGGCTTCCTTCATCTTTTTTGGAAATGCATCGATATATTTCTCGTCAATTTCCAAGATGTACTTGAGCTCTACGTCCTGCCAGCTCATATCCTTGTCCTTGTAAATTAGTCTATACGTTCAATGCCCAAAGTACCCACAATCATTCTGTTCATGTTGGGTTTCTGGGTACGCACACCGAGATTGCGATCGTTTCCACCAATTACATTTCCGGTCTCCCTGCCAGCATTGGGGTCTTCCTTTCCTTCCCTTGATGGGTTTTGAATCGGAAGAGGTGCTATCGGGGCTTGTGTATAATCCGGTCCGGTAAATGGTTTTCCATTACTTCTCATGCCTGCATCTGTACATAGTTGCATTTTTAATCCTCTCTTACTTGTATTTGTGGTGGTCTGTTATATTTGACGAGCACCCCATCAATAAGGTTGTCCTTATTCCATGTGTGCCCTTTGAAGTTGATTCCTTTCTTAACATCTCTTTCGAGACTCTTCTTTATAACTTTATCTCTTCCGTGAACAGAGAATTCACCATAATCATCTTGTGCAATTATAGCAACATCCTCGTATTCACCTGAATTTCCTACCATTGAAATTACTGCTATTCTACCCATTTTATTGCCTCATTTATAAGGATAAGGATTATTTAGTATTGGGCTTCCAGCCCTGTATCTTGTGCGGTTCATCATCTGCATCTTCCATGAAGAGGGTGTTTGCAGAGCGCTTGCCTTTGTCAGAGATAGGTCTGGGAGCTTCTTTTGTCGTCCGCTTTGCGTTTTCAAAAGCTTCTACGACGCTTTGGTCGGACTCTTTTTTTGGCTCTTCCGTGGGCTCTTCTTGGAAATTTGAAGAAGATTCTTCATTTTCATCTTCGGGTTTCGGTGCAAGAATACCCTTATCAATCAATTTTTGGAATTCTTCTTCCGGAATAGCACCCAATTTAACCTTTGGTGGCTCGTTCTGTTCTGCCCACTCTTGGAAACCCTTCTCCTCGTCCTCGGAAATCACTGCTTCTTCCGTAGGTTTAGGGAGTTTGCTTGCTGCAAGTTCTTCAATTGAATTTAGAGGTTCCAGACCTTCGGCTCTTCTTGCTTGATTTTCTTTGAAGAGGTCTTGCATGGTGTATTCGCTGGTTTTTACTGGCTTGGGCATTGCAATATTATGTTCGGGTTCTTTATTTGCGGGTTCCTCCGGACTTTCCATTGCCTCTTCTGCAGATTCACCAGCAGCCACCCTTTCCAGAATGGCTTGCAAATCTTCATCATCACTGAATTTGCCTTCTTTCTCTTCTTTTATTGCATCTTTTTTGGCTTGTTGTTCTTTATATTCAGCAAGTCTATCTTCCCTTACAGTCTGCCACCATTCGTTCCATTTTTCTTGTTCTTCCTCATCTTCTTCCAGAACAAAATTTTTTAAAACACCAAGATTTTCTTTTATAATTCCGGCTTTCTTTTCATATTCCTCATCAGAAAGTTCGGTGTTTTGTAAAAGGTTTCTTGCAAATTCTTCCGGTTCCATTTCCAGAAGAGTATTTATAGAATCTTTAATGTATTCCTGTATGTCTTCTTCATCCAGAAAACCCCGCACCGTTTCATCATCTACTTCTATCTCTCCATCATATACATTATCTAGATAATTCCACAGGAGAGTATTATCAGATAGATTAAATTCAATATCTTCTTCTTCCGGATCAAGGATTGAAAGTATTGATGAAGCAGTATCTATAACATTCACTTTGCCTTCTTCATCTATTAAGGCATTTCCACCATGGTAATCACTATTACCTATAGCATAATTGAAGATTACAGATTCAATTAATCCTTTTTCATCCACTTTATCAATGAATTCTTTATCATGGATAATATCTATGGGATATCCATTTATAAATTCATTCCTTAAAACTTCTCCCTCTTCTACTCCAAGTATATCTATAAGTTCTTCATTATCTATTTTGTTTAAAGAAATGATATTAGACCTTGGAATATTAAAAGAAAATTTATCAGAGAAGTTCTGGTGGAAGAATTTGGATACACCATATTCATTTCTCATTCTCTGTTGAGGATCAATGGCAAAATGTTCATGTTCTTGTTCGGATTTAAAAAAGGCACGGGAACCATCTTCATATGTAACTAATGCAGAAGGATTCACTCCACCAAATTCAAATCCCTGATTTCCTTTTGTCTTGGTGACTTTTGTAATCTGCTGATCAGGATCAAATTTCCAGTCTCCCTGATTTATTACATTCTTAATTTTGAAATCTTCATCCTTCTTCCAGATTCTTTGTGTTACATTATCATCCCTACCTTCGTGTCCATGAGGGCGTTCCCTGTCTTCCTGCACAAATCCAGGTCTAATTTTTAATTTGTCCTTTTTCGGAGATTTGGGAATATGGTAAACTCTTTGAGTAACACCATCGCTTCTGGTAATTTCTCCAACTTCCAAGTCCGGAATAGGTGTGGGATAGTGAAAACCTGCCCTTTTATAAGCAAGTTTCACAAATTTTTGCATGGCTTCGGTATCTTCGGGGTCTGGTACCTGTTCGGCAAGTTCATCGTGACCGAACTTGAGCAGAGTCTCTTTCATATCTTCTGCCCATTCTTTCATGGCACGCCCATCATCATCTTCCAGATTTTTGTCCGTTAATTCATCCAGTTCTTTCTTACCCTGCACGATAAGGTCTTTGATGTCCGGATTCAACCGACGCTTGGCTTGTTCACCCATTCCACGCATGCCCCTATCCATATGAGCACGTTCTGCCTGTTGTTCCTGAATATCATCGTTCACACGTCGGGCACGTTTGGCTCCGTCGGCATCCTTGGCATCATTAGGAAGAGGCGTATTGGCAAAATTTACATTTCTTCTACCTTGAGCATCTATTTGATGTTTTATATACTTGCCTTCCGGAACCATCTCCCTCTTTATACCTTTGTTCCATGCAGGTTGCCTGTAAT